TCTCGCAGAAGATGCGGTATTGATAAATGTCGCAGGAGGAACCAACGACAGAGGCGGCTACACATTGGGAGATATTTCCATATCGAACCATGATACAAACACACTTTGCGGAGCGATCAATGTGCTCCTGTCCAAATTATACTACAGATATATGAAAGTGAAAGGATACTATAATGAGGTGGATTACACCGGAATTAATCAGGTGCTTGTCGCACGTAACATCAATATCCTGTTTGTCTTACCTCCTCACGTGTGTGAAACTTCTACCGCGGTAAACAATATTTCCGCTGACATGATCAAGGTTCTGAATCTGTGGGGGATCAAATACGTTGAATCCAAATTGCAGACCGGTATCAATGATATGAACAAGACTTGGTTTTACAGCCATTATACTGATAATACCATCATTGACCCGACACACGGAGGCATACCTTACTATGAAAGGATCGCCCGTGAGATAATTGCCCGAATGATGGAAATGACTCCTGTCGCAGACATTGAGGCTATGGCGGCTTCCACACGTACATATACTGTTACAATGCAGCAGGGAAACGGCTATCAGCTTGAAGCATATAATAACAGCGTGTCTCCCGTTTCTGAAGGTGGGGAGTTTAGTGTAAAGCTGACCATACAGGAGGGATACGATGGTAGCTCGGCTAGTGTAAAGGCTAATGGAAGCTCTGTTGCCAAAGACAGCACTTTATCAGCTCCCGGACTTGATATTTATACAGTGAAGAATATAATGGAGAATGTGACCATATCGGTTGAGGGAATTGCTACGACATAAAATTTTATATCAAACAAGACCATTATATCAAATGTTTTTTAATTTTGTTCTTGAAATTTTAAAAATATAAGAATATGGAACCGATAGATTGGAAAACGATTAAGGAGTATGAGGATATACTTTTCGATTATTGTGATGGAATCGCGAAGATAACGATTAACCGCCCGCAAGTATATAATGCGTTTCGTCCGCAAACGAATTGTGAGATGCTCGATGCCATGTCTATTTGTCGGGAACGTTCCGATATTGGCGTTATCATTCTGACGGGAG